GACAAATTTTTACGTCCACAAAACTCGCAAGTCGGCCAAAATCAGCCGATTGGACGGTTGTAAGCGCGTTGTAGGGCCGCCAATCGCGGCCATTAGGAGAGCCGCCGCGGGCCTGAGACGGAACTGTTCAGCTTTCAAGAGGTCCTAATGGCTCGTCCGCGCAAATCACTCAAGCTGCTCGAGGCGTCCGGGGCTGTCGGGAAGAACCCGCAGCGCTTTCGTGAACGCCAGGTGCAGCCGGATTGCGACCAGGAGCTGGGACCGGCTCCGCAGGAGTGGATCGACCGTGCAGAAAGCAGCAATGAAGCCCGCGCCCTCGTCGTGGCGTGGGAAGAGATCGCTGCTTCTCTTGCTCTTGTCGGTCTCGGCAACAAGGCCGATCGCCTGGCCGTGCGTGCTGCATGCCAGCTCAAGGTGCGGGTCGATCGATCTGGTTTCAAGATGGCCGAGTACAACGGCTATCGCGCAATGCTCAGCGAGCTCGGTCTCACGGAACGCGGCCGCGCCAATATGCAACGACCCGCTCCCAGGCGAGATCCTCACGATGGCGACTTCGGCGAATTCCTCCGTAAACCGGCAAGACGTATCGCGTAGCGCGAAACAGACGCCCGCGCGCCGCCGCCGGCCGCCAGCGAGGGACTATGCCGGCATCGCCACAAAGTATGCGCGGGACGTCGTAGCGGGTTCGATCGTAGCTTGCAAGTGGGTCAAGCTGGCATGCGAGAGGCATCTGCGGGATCTGGATCGGGCGGCAACGCGCGACTTTCCGTATGTTTTCGATGCTGAACTTGCAGCGCGCGGCTGCAGTTTTAAGGAAATGCTTCCGCATGTGCGTGGAAAGTGGATGCGTCCGGAACCAGGCAAGACTAACCGGATCCGGTTGGAGCCATGGCAGATCTTCAAGAATGCCTCGATCTGGGGCTGGGTGCACAGAAAGACGCGCCTGCGGAGGTTCCGCAAGGCCTACATCTCGGTTGCGCGCAAGAATGCGAAGACAACCGACGCTGCCGGCGACGCGCTTTATCTTCTGACGGCCGACGATGAGCCAAGTCCGGAAGTATATTGCGCGGCGAACTCGCTGGACCAGGCAATGGAGGTATTTAAGCCGGCGCGCACGATGGTAGAGCAGCTGCCGGATCTGCGACGCGCGTTTTCACTTGAAGTCAACAAGCTGTCGATTGCGCGCCTGGATGACGGCGGCCGTTTTCGGCCCTTGACCGGCATTCCGCGCGACGGAGCATCGCCCAGCGGTTGCATCCTGGACGAGTATCACGAGGCGGAGGCCTCTGATCAGTACGACTCGAACGACAACGGCATGATGTCGCGCGAGCAGCCGCTGCTCGAGGTCATCACCACCGCCGGGACGTATGTCGACGGGCCCTGCTTCAACCTGGAGATCGAGGCCAAGCGGATCCTTGAGCGGATGATCGAGAACGAGAACTTCTTTGCGATCATTTATACCCTCGACGCCGGCGATGACTGGCGCGACCTGGAGAAGCTGAAGAAGGCGAATCCAAACTACGGCGTGTCGGTGATTCCTGAGATCTTCCAGTCGGCGTTGCGGGAAGCCATCCAGCAGCCGGCGAAGCAGCCGGAGTTCATCACCAAGAATGCGAATGTCTGGCGCAACTCGGGGCGGCAGTGGATACCGCCCGAGGTATGGTCCGCCTGCGCGGATCCATTGCTGCGCATCGAGACATTCAAGGGCCAGCCGTGTTACGAGGGTGCCGACCTGGCCGCGAAGATCGATCTCGCGTCGCGGTGCCGCATCTTTCGGCGGATGGTAAATGGCGAGGCTCACTACTTCCTGTTCTGGCGTCACTATGTACCAGAGAATCGGGCGCTCGATGGGGCCCACGCGCACTACCAGAAATGGGTACACGATAAGCGGATGGTCGCGCATCCCGGCTCCGAGATTCGGCTTGGGCTGGTCCAGGAAGAGATCGAAAGGGAGCTGAAGGAATATCCGCGAGTTTGCATTGCCTTCGATCAGTGGAACGCAAAGCAGATGGAGCAGGCCCTCGAGGAGAAGTTGCCGGAAGGCGTCGTGATCGAGATCCCGCAGACAGCTCAGTTCCTGTCTCCGGCGATGGTCGAGGTTGAAGCCGCTGCGCATGCGGGCCGTCTTCATCACGATGGCGATCCGGTCGCGGGCTGGTCGGTGTCGTGCGTGGTAGTCAACGAGCTGCGCAACGACAACTACTTCCCCGACAAGCTCAAGAATGGGCGCAATAAGATCGATCCGGTTTCGGCGATGCTGAACGCGATGAATCGGGCTATGGTTGGCGAGGCGTCAAAGAAGTCGGTTTATGCAACACGAGGTTTGATCGCGATATGAAGTTCGATTTTCAGGACGTGTTGCTCGTGATCGGCGTGGCTTGCATTACTGGCGGCGTCTATCAGTGGAATCATCCTGCGGCACTCGTAGTTTTTGGTTTCTTTTGTCTCGGCGGTGTCGCCGGCCGGGCTCGCGCTCCGCGTGAACGCAAGCCGGAAGGGAAAATCTGATGGGCTTTCTCTCGCGCGCGGTGGGCATCCGGAACGTTTCGATGGAAGATCCCGCGCAGCCGCTGCTTCCGTGGTCGGCGCTGGTGGAATCGCTCGGTATGGGTCGCTCCGACGCCGGCGTCATGGTCAACGAGAAACAGGCGCTTCGGAACACGACTGCCTTTGGTTGTGTGACCATCATTTCATCGGATCTGTCTGCGCTGCCGCTGCCGGTGCTACAGCGGATGCCGGATGGCTCAATTCGCGAAGCGACCGATCATCGCGTGTATCCGATCCTCCAGTTCGAGCCGAACGAGAACATGACCAGCATGGTGTTTCGTTCGGTGATGCTGGCGCAGGTGCTCGGCTGGGGTAACAGTTACACCTTCATTCGCCGCGATCGCGCCGCGCGCGTCGTCGAGCTCGTGCCGTTGCCGTCGGAGAAGACGACGGCGGTGATGTTGCCGCTCAGCCAGGAGACTGGCCTGAATAAAAAGCGCCTGATGTACGCCACGACGGCCACGGCCGACGGCATGCCGGCGTATATCGAACCTGAAGACATGCTTCACATCCCAGGTCTCTCGTTCGATGGTTATGTAGGCATGTCGCCGATTCAGACCTGCAAAAATGCGTTCGGTATCGCCCTGGCTGCCGAGAAGTTCGGCGCGCAGCTCTTCGGCAATGGCGCCAAGGCCTCTGGCGTGTTGTCACATCCTGGCCAGCTCGGCACCGAGGCTCTCGAAAACCTGAAGAAGTCGATCCGAGAGATCATCACCGGCGAGAATGCGCTGCGGCCGCTGGTGCTCGAGGAGGGGATGAAGTGGGAGCAGACCACCATCAACCCCAACGATGCGCAGTTCCTTGAGACGCGCAAGTTTCAGCGCGAAGAGATCGCTGCTCTCTATCGTGTGCCCATGCACCTGCTGCAGTCGCTCGAGCGAGCCACCAACAATAACATCGAGCATCAGTCGCTTGATTACATTCGCTACTGCCTGCGTCCGTGGGCCGTGCGCATCGAGCAGGAGATCAACCGCAAGCTGCTCACCGGCGACTTCTTTGTTGAACACGACTTCAACGCTTTCCAGCGCGGCGACTTCGCTTCGCAGACGGCCGGCTTCGCGCTGCTGCGCAATGCCGCCGTCTATTCAGCCAACGATATCCTGCGCGCTCTCCGTCAAAATCCGATTCCGGCCGCGGAAGGCGGCGACGTGCGCCTCGCCCCGCTCAACATGGTGCCGCTCAAAACGCTCGCCAAGGAAGAAGACGCCGATCCCGCGGCCGAGCCGGCGCCGACCACCGACAGCGATGAAGGTGAGCCCATCACCGATTCGCGCCAGGCGCGCATTGTCAACGCCTACCATCGGCTGTTCCGCGACGCCATCGGCCGCATCGTCAACCGTAAGAAGCGCGACGAGGCCTTCGCCTACCGAGCGCTGCAGCCCGCGATCGCGTCCATGGCCGAAGCGATCATGGCGATGTACTACACGCCGGATAAGGAGATGAAGGAACGTGCCGAAACTGAATCCTCGTCTATTGCCCGCGAACTTGCGCAGGCCTCCGCTGAGTGGAAAGCAGATCAGGCTGGAACGATCGCCGGAGAAACCGCCAACGACGTCTACCGAAAGCTCCACAAAGCGCTCATTGGCTAAAGGAGAAGCATGAAGATCCGCGCCCGCAAACCTATGTTCCGCGCTTCGCTCCAATCGGATGGTACACTCGAGCTCCTCGTCTATGAGGATATCGGCGAGAACTACTGGAGCGGCGGCGGAGTCACCGCGAAGACGGTGAAGCAGCAGATCGACCAGGCCGGGCCCCACAATAGCATCGCGGTGCGCATCAATTCGCCTGGCGGCGATGCTTTCGAGGGCGTCGCGATTCACAACCTGTTGCGCGCGCAGGGCAAGCCGGTCAACGTCTACGTCGACGGCATCGCGGCCTCGGCGGCCAGCATCATTGCCATGGCCGGCGACACGCGCGTCATGGGCAACAACGCCATGATGATGATCCACAATGCCTGGTCGGTGTGCCAGGGCTATGCGGATGACATGCGCAAGATGGCCGACACGCTCGACAAGGTCTCGGCCTCCGTCGCGCAGACCTACATCGATCGCGCCGGACTAAGTAAAGACAAGGTCAAGGATCTGATGGACGCCGAGAGCTGGCTCAGCGCGAAAGAATGCGTCGAAATGAATCTCGCCACCGGCGTCGCCGAAGACGATGAGAACGACGATGCGGCCATGGCTCTGGCGCGGGGATTCAAGGCGCTTGCCCGGCTGAAGAAGCTTCCGGATGCGCTGAAAAACGATGATGCGGATGGTGACGCGAAATGTACCTGCTATTGCGCGCCCTGCCAGGATGCTCGTTGCAATGAGTGTGAATGCCGCGGATGCGATGCCGAAAACTGCGGCGCGAGCAACTGTTCCTGTGCCGGTGCGAAGAATGATGACGATGGCATGGATGCCAAGGCAGAGCTTGAGATCCTCGAAGCCGAGCTGAACCTGCTCTTACTTGACATGTAATCAAATTCAAAGCTTCGTCCTGCACAACCGGCCTTGACGGGCCGACAGGGCGGAGCATGCGTTGCAACCGGCGCCCGGGCGCAGGCGGGCACGCGCCAAACCTAACTCACACACGGAGAACAACGAATGAGCTACGCAAAGCAATTGCGTGAGAAGAAGGCGCGCCTAGCAACACAGATGCGCGCCATTGTGGACGCGGCCAAGAAAGAGGACCGTGGTCTGAATACTGAAGAGCGCACGAGCTGGGATAAGATGTGCGACGAGGCTGAGAAGCTGAGTGCCAGCATCGAAGCTGTGGAGAAAACTGACAAGCTCGAGGCTGAGCTGGCCATCGTCGATGACGACAAGATTGTCGTCCTGTCTCCCGATCGCGCCACCGGCGGAAAGAAGATCGACGATTCGCCGCACGCCAAGGCCTTCGGCAAGTTCCTGCGCTACGGTATAGACAACCTGGCGCCGGAAGAGAAGCAGCTCATGCGCAATAAGTTTGTCCCGAACGGCGGCGGCATCCAGAACGCGCAGACCATCACCACCACCGGCGGCGGATACCTCATCCCGCAGGGTTTCTCCGACAAGCTCGAGGAAGCGCTGAAATGGTATGGCGGCATCCTCGGCGTGGTGGGTGAGTTCTCTACCGAGACCGGGCAGCCGCTCCCCTGGCCGACCGTCAACGACACCAGCAATCTGGGTTCGTTGATTTCGATCAACACGCAGGTTTCCGAAACCGACTTCACCTTGGGCCAGGTCACCTTCAACGCCTACATCTTCAGCTCGAACTCGGTGCTGGTCCCGATCGCGCTGATCGAGGACAGCTACTTCGACCTCGATACCTTCATTGCGCGCAACCTCGGCATCCGCCTCGGCCGCGTGGTGAATCACTATGCCACGGTCGGCACTGGCAGCTCGCAGCCTTACGGCATCGAGCCCGCGGTGGTGGCCTCGGGCAACACCAGCCAGGGCGCCACGGGCGAGACCACGTCGCTGGTTTATAACGACCTGGTCAACACCCTGCACCTGGTCGATCCGGCATACCGCAACAACCCGTCCAGCAAGTGGATGTTCCACGATTCCACGTTGAAGGCGATCCGGAAGCTCGTCGATGGCAACAACCGGCCGCTGTGGATGCCTGGCCTCACCGCCGGCTTCGGCCAGGGCTTCCCCGAGACCATTCTCGACAAGCCCTACGCCATCAACAACGATATGCCGGTCATGGCGGCTAACGCCTACTCCGTGCTCTTCGGCGACCTGTCGAAGTTCATGGTGCGGCGTGTCGCGGGTGGCACCACGGTGCTGCGGCTGGTCGAGCGTTATGCCGACTATCTGCAGGTCGGCTACATCGGGTTCCTGCGGTTGGATTCGCAGCTGCTTGACGCCGGCACGCATCCGATCGCGGCCTTCCAGAACTCCGCCACGTAGACCTGGAACTTCTTGGCAGCCCGGAGCGCTCTTTGGCGGGTGCTCCGGGCCTAACCTCGAACGCCCCGCAAGGAGGGGTCTATGTCTCAGCTTTACAGCACCACCACCATGACCATCGGCCTGCCGCTTCCATCCAGCGGTTGCCCGGACCGCGAAACCGGCAACGCGATCGACATGCTCTCGAACGCCGTCCAGTATCTCGATCAGATGTTGACGGTTCAAGGCGACACGGGAGTCGCGAATGCTTATGCCGTCGCACCATCGCCAGCGCTGAGCGTTGTTTCGGGCGCGCATCTGTTTTTCAAGGCCGCCCATGCCAACACTGGCGCGTCGACCCTCGCAGTTAACGGCGGAGGGGCGAAGGCAATCACCAAGAACGGCACCACTGCCCTGGCCGGCGCTGAGATCTCTGCAAACCAGATCGTGCACGTCGTTTATGACGGCACCGAATGGCAGCTCATCAGCCAGTAACCTGATTCTCCTTCCCGGGAGCGGGTCATTGCTGCGCTCCCGGCCTTTCTCAATCTTCTGGAGTCTCCGATGAAGGTCACTATCCTCCAATCCATCGCGGGCAACGCTGAGCCGCTCTACGGGCTGCCGGAATTTTCCTTCCGTCCCGGCGAGACCGTTGAGCTTAACGATGACCTGGCCAAGACCTGGATCGCCTCCGGCATCGCCGCCAAGGCAAAGAAGGCCACGCCCATCACCGAGCAGCTTGATCTGGAAGGTCGGAACTAGGCCATGGCGTTTCTTACCCTGGTACCGCCGGCAACCGAGCCGGTGTCGATCGCGCAGCTGAACAGCTACGGCCATATCGACTCGAGCGAGAACGACAGTTTTCTGCAGATGCTCATCACGGCTGCGCGGGAGTGGTGCGAGGCTTACTGCGAGCGCGCCTTCGTCTTTCAGACCAAGCGCCTGCTGATGGACTTCTTTCCCGGCTACGTCGATTTCAAGCTGGCCGGCCAGCGCGTCAGCTCGCCGTTTGTCTCCGGCTCGAATGCTGTCCTGGTAGGCATCCGCTACGCCATCGCTCTGCCCTGGCCGCTGGTGCGCCAGATCGTGCTTTTCCAATATCAGGACGAGAACGGCGCAACGCAGGTGATGGCGGCGGGCACGGACTTCATCCAGGATCTCGACTCGCAGCCGGCGCGGTTGACGCCGCTCTTTGGCGAGATGTGGCCGGTGGCGCGCGTGGTGGCCAACGCCGTCCAGGTCGACTTTATCACCGGCTACACCGGCAATATCGTTGTCGGCATGACGAACGGCTCCGCGGTGCTTGCTTCCTCGATTCCATTTCTGCAGCGCGATGTAGGCGCCGCTATCACGGTTCCAGGCGCCGGTGCTGCTGGCGCTCCGCTGGTTACGACCGTCGCTTCGGTGAGCTCGAGCGGCGTGGCCACGCTGGCTGCAGCGGCGAGTACTACCGTCGCGAGTCAGACCACAACCTTCGGCGTGCTGCCCATGTCGATCCAGCTGGCCATCCTGGCGCTTGCGCAGTACTGGTACGAGAAGCGCATGCCCGATGGCAGCGACGTTCCGATGGGCGTCAAGGCGTTGCTGTACCCGTACCGGGATCTGAGGCTCTAGCGTGGCGAATTCGCAGTACAGCACGCAGGCGCGGGATCCGCTCGTCATCAATCCCGGCGAGCTGCTGCACTCGATCGCTATCCAGGCGCCGTCGACGTCGCCCGATACCTTTGGCCAGTCGATCACGCCCACGAGCTGGTCGACGATCCTGACGAGCTGGGCCGCGATCTACACTGCCGGCGGCAAAGAGACCTCGATGGCCTCGCAGATCGTGAGCGAAGTTTCGCATGTGGTCAAGATCCGCTGGTCGGCCGCGGTTACGGTGAAGGCGAATCAGCGCGTACTGTTTGGATCGCGCACCTTCACGGTTCAGTATGTCGAGAACGTCAAGGAGCGCAACCGCGTGCTGCTGCTTTATTGCCTCGAAGTCGATGGCGGGGGCGCGTAGATGTTGCAGGAAGGGCTTTTCGCGCTGCTTGCGGCGAATACCGGCGTCACGGCGCTCGTCGGCAGCCGCGTCTACGAGGTTGCGGCGCCGGACGACATGAAGCAGTTCCCCTGCGTGGCGTATTCGCTGGTGGGCGGCTCGGCCGATCCTACTGTCGACACGTCCGGCGTGATTCGCCAGCGCGTCGAACTGAATGGGTTTTCGTTCAACTCCTACGCCGAGGCCGCGAAGATTCGCGCAGCGATCATCCTGGCGCTCGATGGCTGGAGTCAACTGCTTGGGGATGGCACCGACATTTTGCAGGCCATCCTGCTCAATCCTGGAACCGACTTTGTCTCGGAGCAGCGATGCTTCCGCTGCATGGTCGAGTTCTATGTCGACTACACCCTGCCGGCATGACCGGCTCAACCAAAGGAGCATAAGCGATGCCTTACACCGGATCTTTAGCACAGGCGGGGCGGGGATCAGTCCTGTCGATCGGCGCCACGCCGACAGAAATCGGCGAAGTCTCCGACGTCCCGTTCAATCGGCCCGAGTGGGACTTTGTGGAAACCACCAACTTCGACTCCAGCATCGATGCCGAAGTTCTGACGGTGATTCGCAAGGTCGCCGATGTCGAGTTCACCTTTAACCGCGTCAGTGCAAATGCCGGCCAGGTGCTGGTCGAAACCGCATATCAGTCGGGCGCGATCGCGGCGTTTGTGCTGCAGCTGCCGAAGACGGCCACGCAGACCACCGCGGGCGACAAATACACCTTCAATGCCTATGTTGTTGGCTCCAACCTGAAGGTGTCGCCGAAAGAGAAGATCGCCGGGACGGTGAAGCTACAGACCAGTGGACCCGTCACCCTGACCGTCGGCTCGTAGTTCGCAGGCATCGCAGCTCCTGAAGCGGGCCGTCGCCTTGGCGGCCCCGATTTTTGAGAGGTCAATATGAAGTATGTTCTTGGAGAAACAGCTGGGCGCAAGCTCATTGATGCGGGTCTGTTGCCTCGGCGGACGGTCGATTTCGAACTGGTTATGGGCAAAGGGAAGGTAGTCATGCTCCGCTCGGCTTGGATTCTTACCGATGCGGAGTATAAGAAGGTTCTCCGGCTACTTGCCGTAAATGTCGACGCTAGGAAGGTGATTTCCCTTCCAATTCGGCCTTTGTTAGCTCGCGGAAATGCTGCACGTGGACGTGACGTCGCAAGTCGTTCTCGTGTTCCTTGCACCACGCGGTGATGAGGTTTGGGATGTACTGCGTCGGCTCTCCAATTCCGCCGGTTTCAATGAGTTCCTGAATTCCGCCCACGGGCTTGTTTTTGCAGCCCACAACGGCGCATTTAGGCATTAGATGACCTCCGGGTCGAAGGATAACAAACGCCGCCTGCGGGCGGCTTTTCTTATTGGAGGATGGAATGGCAACGGAAAAGAAGCAGATCCGTCGTTCGGAGATTGTCTCGAATCCGACGCAGCCGGATGTGGCAATCGAGATTGATGGCGAAGAGTTCAGACTCTGTTTTGATTTCCGTGCGCTGGCGATTGCAAAAGCGAAGCTGAAGGCGGCGGGGGTTGAGGTAAATTTGCTCCGCGCGATTGATTTCAATTCGCTGGATGTGGACACGCTTCCGGCATTGTTCTTTGGTGCAGCCCTTCGATACCAGCCAGAATTGACCTGGCAACGGGCCGTCGCCCTGGTGAACATGCGCACAGCGGTCGGTATCTTCACCGGCCTTGCATCGGCCTACGCTTCGGCGATGATGGAGCCCGGGAAAAACCCTCAGCCGGCGGCGGCCAAGAGCTAAGCGAGGGGCAGCTCTGGCTGCACCTTTGGTCCGTCGCCCGATTTGACCTTTGTCTTTCAGAATCTGATTTCTGGGAACTCACGCCGCGCCAGCTTGGTGCGCTGATAGACCGGCATCAATTGGCTGTTCAGGCGAATGAGCTGCTCTTCGCGCAGCTTACGCAGGTAACCATGAAGTACAGCATGCGCGCGCCTAAAGAGGTTCCAGAAGTTAGGGAATTCATGCCATCGGAATGGTTGAAGGGTGAAATGGCGGTATCGCCTAAACCGTGCAGAATGACTGCGAAACGCCGAGCGGATGTGGCAGATAAGATCAGGGAGCGTATGAGATGCCTAGGGTCTCGACTAATCGTTATCGATCCATCCTCTCCGGAAGGTGGCAGCGCGGCGCAATAGGCTTGTGCTACACTGTGCTACATCCTTAGGGGGCTGGTATGAGACGAACAGCTTCGGTTCTTGCACTGTTGATGGCGG